TTTAACTTCTTGGCTTGGTATTCGTAGAGCTTGGTAGCGGCCTTGACGTCCTCTGCTGTCAGCTCGTAGCGATCACAGCTTATGGCCAGGATGATGGCCATGCGCAACACCATCTCTGGAGCGCGCGCAGTGAACGGGCTGAGGATGCCAGCGTCGGGTTTGTAGTCCAGGTACCACTTGGCGAATGCGTCTGAACCGCTGTAGTCGTCAACGTAGTCGATCTTGCCGTACATCTGGGCATTGCCGAAGGCGTTGCAGATAAGCCTGTAAAACTTCTTGCCGCTATCCTCGCGAAACTTTGCGAGCGCTGCACGAGACTCAGGCGTTCCTGCTCGGTGAGGATTCGGAACACGATGACCTTCCGATTCGGTGAGGAGAAGGAAGCGTGCCAGGAAGCCGCCAGTGACTGCGGAGTCTGGAAGCATGCCCTGCAGCCAGTCGCGTGTGGAGGCCCCGATGATAGCGACTTCAGGATTCTCTACCGTGACGACGCCGTCCTTACGAGTGCGCAGTTCGATGCGGTCCTCGTAGTCCAGCAGGTTTGTTACGTAAGGGATCAAGCCTTCTTTGTAGGTTTCTTTCGAGAAGAAGGCCGCGAGTTCCGGGGCGAAGAGCAGTGCGTGCGGATTGTCACGCAGGTCGTGGTGAAGCTTCTCGCGCGTTGCGCCACCCTCGATGAACTGAGGGCGATGCACATCCTCCACATGTGACAGGAGGAAGCGCGCCATCTTCACACTCGTGCTCTTGCCGATGCCGCTGGGCCCGATGAGCAGCAGGTTCAGCATCGGGCGGATCTCATGCACGTCGTACTGCATGGAGACCTTGCGCCCGAGGATACCGCCCATCATGGCCATTGCGGCGAAGAGCTTGAAGCTTTGTGGCGGCTCAGAGTTTGGGTACCATTTGAGCCAGTCCCGGAACCAACTGTCTGCGGGAAGTACGCTGTCGAAATCCATCAGTGAACTAGCGTGGGCCCTTTCTGCTTTGCGCTTTCGTTGACCTGCGATGTGAAGTCGAACATGAACTTCGAGAAGCGGGCTTCTTCGATCACGCGAGCTTCAGGCGTTTCGAGTTCGTCGATGCCTATCTGCGCGTCTTTGAAGGTCCCCTCATGCTCGTACGTGACCCACACCGCACTCGGGTCTCCGAGGACTTCACTCCTCACATACACCAATCTGTTGTTGGTTTTCAGGAGGGCGACCCCGCCCACCTTAACTGGATACTGTTCAGCAGTTATCAATTGCACTCTCCCCAAGATTCGCCATGAGCGATGCCAGCCGGAAGACTGAGGCCGCCGAGTTCTTGCCAGGGCTGCTCCATCACGGTCTGCGCCGCTTCTATGGTTGGAGCGACCATTTCTTCGCTCACGGTTTCAAATACGAGTTCGTCGTGTACTTGCAGGACCAGATACGCACCTTCGGGTAGAGGCCTCAGAACGGGGCTAACCTTCTGCGCCCACTCTTCCGGCCAACCGATACGCTCGTACATCAGCCCGATCATGGCTCGCGCCACGATGTCCGACAGAGTTGATTGTGGGTAGAAGGAGATTGCGCGCGTTGCGGCATTGCTCTCCCAGAACCACAGCTTCCTACCGAAGGCGTTGCAGGCCCAACCAATACGCTTTGCTTCATCGGCTGCCTTGCGCTGCCAGTGAACGGTATCGATGATCTGGTTCTTCCACTGTGCGTGGACCTTCTTGACAGACTCAGGATCGAGGTCATTGTTCTCCCAGATGCGCTTGGCACCCATCAGGCGATCTACGCCGTGAACAACCACCTTCGCGATTGCGTACCACGAGTCCTTGTCCTTGCTCTTCACAACCTCTTCGTACGGAACGCCCTCAAGCTGCGCGGCCAGGTACTTGTGCTCCGAGAACTTTCGATCCTCGAACCACTTCTGTCTGCGCGTGTCGTTTGCGATCCGTGCCGTAAGTCTGTTCTCACCGCCGGAGTAATCCAGCGCCACAATCCGCCCACCCTCAAAGCGCGGCACGAACATGAACCTGGCCTCTTCCGGGATGTTCTGCATGTTCCCGGCGACGCCATCACCACCACTGGAGGAGAGCCGCCCTGTTTCCGTGCCATGCACATTGAAGCTGGAGTGGATGAAGTCATCGACCTCTTCCGAATCCTTAGCGAAGCCCGCAAGCCGCGTGGCCCACTGATTCAGATCCTTCAGGCTCTTCACAACCTTCTTGAGTTCGGCAATCCTCGCCTCGCCAAACTGCTTGAGCAGGGCCTGCGCGGGATTGTTGAGCCGGTTGAAGAGTTTGTCGAGCGCTGTCTTGTCGACGGTCGGTGTCTTCTTCTTGACGTGAAGCTGTGGCGGCAAACCACACTCGTCATAGAGGAACTTCATTTTCACTGCCGGAGACTTCCAAGGACGCTTCTCCTCGAAGACCTCGTCATACACGAACTTGACCGGCTTGCCCTTATCGTTCACTGTGCCGGGCGGTGCAGGCGAACGCTTCCGCTTGGCTACCTGGATCGTGCGCAGATGCTCAGGCAGGTTCGGCTGCTCGTCCTCGATGGCTTTGAAGTACTTGAGCCGCAGCTCCTTCACCCGTGAGGTGGAGCGCTTGAATCCCCAGTCCGTCATGCTCTTGCAGATCAGCGCGAGCGGCCAACTCACATAGCGATAGATGTCCAACACCTTCGCCTGTTCGAGCAAGCCCTTCAGCGGTGCAAAGCACCGGAAGGTGACATCCACGTCGCGTGCGCAATAGGTCTCGAAGCTAACCTTGTCGTACTTCCACGCGCCCTTCGAGGTGAATTGCTTGCCTATGAACTCCAGGCCGTGTGGGAAGCTTGGGAACCGCAGGTGGTGCATGAGCATGATGTCCCACACCTTGCACTCACGCGGCCCACGAATCGTCACACCCTGCTTTGCGAGGATCGGCAAATCGAACTGGATACAGTTCTGACCGATGACCTCTTCAGCTTCAGCAAAGATGCGTTTTAATTCTTCCTTGAACTCTCCGCTGAACGGTACCACGATAGCTTCAAACGCTTTGCCGGAGAGACCCACCATATAGATCTGAGTGTTGTCCCAGCGGTTCGTCTCGATGTCGAAGGCAAAGGATTTGTATTTGAAGTTTCGTATGTCGTCGAGCGAAGGATAGATATTGTAGTGCTCAGGCTCGACCTCTGGGGTCTTCCTGAGGTCATTGATGACCACCGGGACCATGCTCTGATCCCGCATAATATAAGCAGGGCTGAAAGTAGGGATGCAGTTAGGAGCATCGCCACAAACTTCAGGAGCCCCAACAGCAATAGAACTACCTCGCCATCGATCAACGCCTCCCTCCTTCTCCGCAATATGTTTGAGCGGCGCATCCCCGAACAGATCGACCCGCTTCCACGGGCGGCTCTCCAGGAACGGCTGCACATAATTCTTTCGGCAGTGCTCAATAGCTTGAAACTGTTCGTCCTTCGTTAAGGAAGCCGGGAGCTTGCACTGCGTGGTGCCGATGATGGATACATCCGCCACATCCACGCCTGCATTCTTGTAGAGAATCTTGAGCCACGTTCCCGAGCCGCCACTCATGGGCTTGCCCGTCTCGTCGTCGCTCTCTGATGGAAACTCCCCGATGGCCGCTCGCAGCGAATTGCCGACCTGCGGCTCTATGAAATTTGTGTCAGGAAACTTTGCCCTGACGGGGCAGCCCTGGCAGGCTGCGCACTGCTCTACACTTTTCAACGCTAGGCTCTAGTTCCCCTCACTCTGGTGGCCTTCTTCTTCGCTAACTTCGCAGTAGTGCCCAGCGGAATATGCTCGTTCTCGTGTCCGCTTCTAATGTCGGCATGCTCTGCACGATGCCAGCACACTCCACAGCATGTGTTCTCTGTTCGTCCGAGATGGCACGAGCACCAACATGCAGGCTTTTTCTTTGCCATCCCTCACCCTTAGAGAAAAATAGGGGAGCCGAAGCTCCCCCTTTGAGTTACGCCGCTGGAACAGGCGTCACGTTGCCGATGTTGATCTCGGCTTTCTTACCTTCAACCCCATCAACCGTCACATTCCGATGCTTGACCGGAGCAACGAAGAGATTCCCCGCTGCGCGATTGAGATAGGTGACAGGATCTTCACCAGCTTCCGCCTTGATCCCCAGGGCCTTCTGCATGCGGGCAAACACACCCAACACCCAGGGCTGCTCCTTCGGATCGGGATAGCTGAAGTACACCTGCGTGCCCTTGTAGTCGCCTTCAGCAACGGTCGCGCCAGCATCAATGCGACCCTCTTTGAAGGGACTGAACCGCGCACCCTTGTTCAGCTTGAATGTGTACTTGTTACCTTCCGGCAGCACGACCGGATCTGTTGAAAGTGTGCTGATGTCGATGTCGCCCCACGAACTCATATATGAAATAACTCCCCATTATTTGTGATTTATCCCGATTGATAAGGCTCAAACGGCAAGGCCATCTTTTCTCGCGGGCCGGGCTTGATACCGGCTATCTGGCTCTATTCGCTTTAAGCGGTCGTCTATGGCCGCACCGTTCGCCCCTCCGTGTACTTAGGAGAAGTCTGTGTGTCCTTCCACACCGTCGCGAGACTTTGCTGCGTCTGCAAACCACAGCAAACTTGAAAACGAAGGCCGCCCTATTGTTCAGCCGGGGCGGCGGACGGCGGGCCTAATCAGCAGAGAGAAAGGAGGAAAGCCCTGCGATCCGGCCAGCTTAAGAGTGAGACAGGGTGAGGGGAATTAGGCCTAGGGGGTTAAGTCCCTGATGGCCTCGTTGATTGCTCCCCGTATGCGGTCAGAACAAACACCGCATGTATATAGGTTGTGCCAGGTCTTCTGAACTATCCCACCCTCAATCGCCGCATCGAAGCGTGAGATATCTCGTGGGTGGAACTCCTCCTGGCAAAGCGAGCATTCCATTTACTCAACGGCCTTGGTAGCCACATGCAGTCGGTAGTAGTCGCTGAGACCCCACGCACCCACCACAACTGCAAGCACGAACCAGGGAAACTCGCGAGCCCGTGCGGCATCAATCGCCAATACCGCGTTGACCCCGACTATAAATGCATTGAAAAATTTCACTCCGTCCCCTCCATTGCGCCTTCAATCTCGTTGTGAATCTTCTGGTCGACCGTCGCCTCGGAGATGAGGAATGGGTGGTGGAGGGTCTGAATGGTCACCATCTGTGCCGATGCGTCGTAGGCGTACTTGACGGTGATCTTGCCCAGCGGGGATTCGCCCGTCACTTCACCCGCGTTACCGACAATCTCTATGCCCGTCTTGGCCTTCATGTTGTCTTTAATGTGCTGCCAAGTAGTTCCATTGATGGGCGTGAACTCTTGAATCAGGTGTTTGTCAGACATAGGCATCCTTTCGAGGCGCACAGAGATGCACCGAGTAACAATTCATGGCAGGAAAAGGGCTGAGCGTTGAGCGCTAGGCACGGGTCGACATCCCCTCAGAGTCGTTGCCCGATTTAATCCACTCAAACTACTCAGCCCTTGTGGCGTGGGCAGTATTCAGCCACGCAATCAGGTGTAATTAGAATGAACTGCGCCTAATTACATATGATAAGTAACCAGAAACACCCATAATCGGAACTTTATTTCCAATTTTCTTCGTTTGTAGAGGGATATATTGCAGTGGCAATGGTTGCAAATGTAGGCTCGCCCTCAAGCACAGAGCCAGAAAGCTTGCGGTTGGACCCACATGCCCCGAACCTTACCTGCACCTGCTCCGCAGGGTTCTTACTCTCTACAGGGAGCATACGGATCACAGCATCTACCTCGAACGCCATGTCACCATACCCTGCCCTTACAACCTCGCCAGTCTTCTTGTCGTTCTCATAGACAGGCTTGACCCGGTGCAGCCATATGATGTTCGCAGGGCTACGATGCAGGACCTGCACCAGCTCGTTGAACTCCTGATTCACTGCCGTGTACTGGATGGGCATCACTTGCGTGAGCTTCCCCAGACGAGCGATCCGTAGCAGGTCCCAGGCCTTGGTGCCGGTGTCGATCACAATGGACCGGCAGCGCTCCACTGACGCCCGCAGGTTGGTCACGAACTCGGTCCACACCTTGGTAGAGGCGTCGGACAACCCAGCCAACTCCGTCCCCGGAAGCTTCAGCGTAGCTGGAAATGAGTATTCGAATGAGTAGATCTCCTTGTCCGGAAACTTGTCGATCACCCTGTGGAGCCCATTCTCAAAGGAGTGGTAGGCAATAGGACCCGGCGCAGTCAGAGAGGTATGGGATTTCCAGGTCTTCTCAGGACCGTCGATGGTGAGGTTGAGCTTGCTGGGAGGCTTGGCCACAGCGCGCGTGAAGACCACTTCCGGCTTCGCACCGGACGTCACA